AAGGTTATTATTAAGTGTTCCGTCTGCGTTTTGTTTATTACTTATGCCGTTAAAACTATACTCTGCGTTAAGGCAGTTAATATTAGTGCCGAACACATCCGCCAACTGGTTTTGTTTTCTCTCTTCATTTACTACACTTCTACTATAAACTAACTGGTCGTTAATTCTAAAGTTATACTCGTCGGGAACATTATACGCCTGCGATCCGTATCTGCCGATTAGGTCGGTAGTTCCTTGCTTGGAGTCGTGTAATACAATTGCTCTAACATTTCTACCCGATAAACCTAAGTCCCTAACAACTTCTACTCTCTGTGGTGCCCCAACACCGGGGGCGGGTGCGAGTGCTGGAACATTTGAGGAAGTTAAAACTACATCTTCGTAAGGTATTGATAAACCCTTATCGCTCATTACTAATTTGGCAGTCGCGTCCATTCGTTCATCTTGGTAAGTAAGATAATCGGCGAGGAACTTAACATTCTGTTGCCCTATAGTAATACTTGTATCGCCGGCGTATCCGCTTTGGAAAACGGCGGTAAGTCCTTGGGTCCCGTTCGCCTGTTCGTTAAAAGTGAGTTCAACTGATACTTGTTCGTCTAAAAGGTAGAGTGGGAGCATCATATTACGCATCATAGGGAACAAATCACTTAATTTTAACTGAAAAACTGGTCCGCTTGCTGGGTCGGTGCGGAGTCTAACGGCATCCGGTGCCAAACCTGTTGCGGGAGTTCCTAATACATAAGTGGCATCCTTCATTTGGTATAATCCGTTGCCTTGTCCGTCGGGGCACATAACATCTAAACTACCTACTTTTACTAAATCCTTCTGCCCTTTTTCTTCATTTGTTTTAAATGCTCTTCTAATTGTTTGATAATAAGCGTAATCGTCTGATTGAGCGATTACTTTAGTTCCTACCTTTAAAAGTGCTCTTTTAATTAGGGAATGTGCCCCCGTTTTAACTGGTAAAATACAGGCATTATCACCTGCGACGACTGGGTGTGCCGAGATTGAAAAGGTTGAACCTGCGTCTAAAATCCCTTTACGCTCTAATACAAATCTTGCGAAACCACTATTGATTACAATAGGGTCAAGAATATTTGTATCTATATTCATAGTATCAACACTCGCCATCGGTCTAACATTTAACACATCGGGTAATCCGCTACTCATATTTGTATATACATATAATATATATTTTTTTATAGATATTATATCTTAATTAAAAAAGTAAGTTAAGTTAAAAAATATTGCCTTATTTGCCATTTCGGGTATAATGATATATGGCGTTTAAGACACTACCGATATACCCTGTGGCGAGTAATTCAACTGGTTTGTCGCGAGAACATATGTAAAAATACTATTTGGGGAACTTCCGTTAAGGGTTGATTTAATCCTTAACCCGTAGTTGGTTCCCTTAAAATCAACTCCTACCTTGTAAGGGTCTTCCGCTACACCTACACCGAAAACTGGGTCGGCATCCGCTTGGACGAAGGCGGATTGAACCCCTCCTACTACATCAGTTTCGGTTGCCAAATTGTTCTCTGTATTTAGTGAGATTAGTGAGTGGTTCATTTGGTTATAAGGTTTAACTGAGTTAATAAAGTTTGTAAGTAATTCACTTTCGGGTCTATCCTGTAAAGCGGGGGTTTCAACTTGTATTTCATTCTCAACTGGGAATAATACACCGCCCTTAAGAAAACTTACCCTATCAATTACGGCATCACTATCAAAAGTGCCCGCTGTGGCGTTTCTTAGTGTTGGAGTTGCGAACGAGTCTTCATTATAATTGTTAATATGTGTGGATGGTAAAAAGTTATGGAATACTGATAAGGTGCGTCCGGTTCCTAAATTGTAATTCTGTGTCTGATCGCTTGCGTTCAATACTGAGTAAAGGTGTGAGATGGCGTTGTATGTAAAACCGCCTGTGCTTGGAACACTCATACTCTCCTGTCCCTTCGCGTCGGGCACTAAAAGGTTGTATGATAAACTTAAGTTTCTTAACTGATAAAAGCATCCGTTGCCAGTTCCGGCATCATTTTTACTTGCTCCGGTATTATCTGTATATCCGGATAATACATTAGAATCGGGGGATAATTGGAACTGAACTATCATACCCCTTAATCCGTTGGTCCCTATTGGGATTGGGTTTCCGCCACTAAGTAATCCTGTTCTTAAAGGTATTGAAAACTCAACATCATTATTTACAAGCATGGCACCATTCATTTTACGGGATGCGGTTAAACCTTCTAACTGGGTATTAGTATCTAAATCGTCCTGTGAATGTGTAAGTGGTTGGGCGGTTGCCAAATATCTGCCGTAATTTCTTACAATCTCTAAAGTCTGATTAGTCATACTACTTAAAGTAATCTGTTCTATACAACTCGCTACACCAACACGGGAAGATAAACACGCGTTAAGGTTGGCATCTCCGCCTCCCTTATTTTGGTTATTATCGGGGTGGGCGGGGTTTGCTTCAGTAGACCCGGGAAAATTAACTCTTAGTGTGCCGTTAAGTCTTACTGAACTACCTAAAAGCATTTTGGGTTGATTTGGTATTAAAAACTGAACTATTGGGAACCCTTCCTTAAAACTATAGGCATTATTTGCCGGTGGGTTCAACGGGAGGATTTCTACACGCTGGACTTCTTGGATATTCATAGAACTCATATTTGTATATACATATAATATATATTTTTTTATAGATATTATATCTTAAATTAAAAATAGAAGTGCCCTGTTTGCCAGTTCAGCACTAATTAAAAAGTGACGACTACGCCATTACTGCCGATGTTAATTCTACGGATATATTGGACAAAGTGTTCGTATAATTTAGTTTTAGTTGCTCCTTCATATTCAACTCTTAGTGCCAAATCACCGGCAGATAAGTCAAATATTTGGTTGTATTTACTAAATGCTCTCGCGATTAAAAAGCGGTTCTGTGAGTTTAGTAAGTTTCTTACACCATAATTGGCATTTACAAGTGCTTTTTCGGTTTCAACTAAGGCGAGTGCGTTAGGGGTATTCGCGGTTGTAAAGCGTTCTACCTTAACTGGGCGATCGGGTATAAGGTTTCCTCTAAATACATACTGGTAATTTCGGGCATTATCCGGCACTCCTACTAAAGAGGAACTTGATAATACGGATTGTGTATCAATATCTAACGGAACTGATAAAATACTATACGCCCGCTTTTGGTTTGCTGGGATTAACTGATTAGTAAGTCCGTTTATTGTATTAAGGTTAAATCTGTATAATGTCCACGCTCTAAAATCTAATGTAAGTCCCGTTGAACTATTAACTTGATTCATCATCGCACTAACATATCCCTCGGGTGGTTGAACCTGTAAAACAAGCATTTCAATATTGGATAATTCATAACTTATTGATGCCCCTGCGTCTGTGATTTGCTGGGCGGGAACATTTGCCACAACTTTTCCATTAACTCTATCCTGTGCCTTAACAAATACTCTACTACCGATCGCGTGGTTTGCGGTAAGTCCAACACCATTCGCACGGGCAGGAATATAAGAGATTTGTAAATCATTATTACCATCCTTACTAAAATCTGTAATAACTCCCAGTTCTTCTTCATTTGCTCCATCACCAGCATCACTAATATATAAAACATCTCCTATATCAAAGGGGTTATTATTACTTGGGGAAGCATTACGATTAACGCCTCTGCCCCCGGGTCCGGCGGATGGTTGTTGTATTTCAATATTGAACTTGGATGCCTCTGCGACCTTGGCATCGTCGGCGATGTTCTTTGCTTGGACACATCCTACAAACTGCCCGTCAATACCGAGATTACTATTAAATACAAGTGAGCGTCTTAAATCGTCTAAAGTCATTTGGCATCTTAAACCTTTAGTAGCGACTACTGGGAATACCTTATCACCGCCCAAAATACCCGAGTAAATTGGTTGTTGTATTTCTAAAGTCTTTCTATCAAATGTCGTAGCGACATTACCCGCGGACCAGTCGCCGGATGCCCCGTAATAAATCTGATTGTTTAATGATGATGTTTCACTACGACCTTCAAATAATTCACGCTTGTTGTTAATACTTTCATTAGTAGTCCATTCCCACCAGTTGGCGGTATTTACATTATAATCTTGTATCATTTCTAACTCCGCGGAACCGGTCCCGTCTTGAATACGAATATCACGCCATAAACTATGAACGCCTGCCCGCCAGTCGGGTTTAACGTGCCCTCTGCCGGACATCTTAATATTGTATTTAAGGTATAATGAGCGTGGATCAATAAATCCTAAATACTGAGGGATTAACCATCTCAATTGGTTCTGAGTTTTGGGGTTGTAATTAACCTGTGCTTCGGGTTTAATTGATACAACCTTAGTGGGAACAAACTGGGTGCCTTGATTTGCTTTAAACATTTTTTTATAAATTAAGTAAAGATTTTATTTTTACCTAAATAAACTAAATATAAATAAAACTAAATTACCCTGTTTGCCATTTCAGTCATAAGACTAAAAGGCAGAAGAGGATGCCGGAGT